GTATAATCCCCGCCGTTGCTTGGCAGCAAGTGTTTTGCCGGAACGCCGAACCGAATAATTGCGGTTGTCCCAACGTTCCGTCGTCGCTGCCAAGCCAACGTAACATCCAGAAGGGGCAACCGCTTTTTTTACAAACCAAAGACAAGACCCATGAAAACACCTAAACGCAAAGGACAATGTGGAGTACCGGTGGGCTACCTCGGCATTGCTGATGTTCAATCGTTGCTCAACAAATGCAGAACAACGATTTGGAATATGGTCAATGATGGGAGATTGCCCAAGCCACTGCGCGATGGAAAACTGCGTATTTGGGATGAAAAGGAACTGAAACGGTGGATTGACAACGCCAAATTTTGCAAATGAGAGAAACACAAAGCCGGGTCGGTCAGAATGGATTGCAATGGATTTCTCCGAAGGGATGGAGGGCTGGCTCGGTTTTTAGCGGGAGTGGAGTAATAGGTAACTCGCCCGGATACGGATGTCCGAGAGATTGCAGGTTCAAGCCCTGCTTCCCGCAATGCAATGTTCAACCAAACAAAAGAGGAACCAGAAATGACCAAGATTGACTATCAGAAAATTTTGCATGACGAACCGTTTGCGGTTTACCTTGCAAACAGGGAACGATACCTCACGTCGCATCAACTCATGGACTTCGTGCGTTGTCCGCGACTGTACTACCTCAAAAAGACTGGGGCGTTGACCACTGATCCGAACAAGGTCAGTGCGGAATTGATTCTCGGTTCCGCCGCTCATAAACTCATCCTTGAAGGGCGGCAGGAATTCGACCGATGCTACGCTGTCGGTGCGCCCATCAATCCGAAAACCGGCAAAGAATACGGACGGGATACCCAAGCGTTTGCGAAATGGGAAGAAGAGCAACGACGTGAAAAAGGCGCATCCATTGAGTTCATCACAACGGATCAATGGTACGTCGTTTCCAATATGGCGGACGCTGTTGCGAAACACGCGGAAGCGCAAAGGCTACTCAAAAACGGCGTTGCCGAAAGAGTGCTGCGCAGTGACTTCGATGGCATCCCCGTTCAGTCTCGCTTGGACTGGTTTACGGAAATCGACGGAGTGCCGGTCATTGTTGACCTGAAAACCTGCACCGACCTCGATTCGTTTGAGTACGATGCGCGGAAGTTTTTGTATGGGGTGCAATTTGCCTTTTACCAGCAGATTTTGCTCCATTTGACTTTTGACGTGCTCAAGACCGACGTTGCCGTTCCTGCGAAGGTCTATGCGATTGCCGTTGAGAAAAAAGAACCGTTTCGATGTGGCGTTTTTGTCGTACCGGATACTGTTCTTGAACTTTTCGGTGCAAAACTGTTTGCCGACATCAAGTCGTTGCGAGAGTGTCAGGATGCGGGGGAGTATCCGACCCTCTATGAAACTGTCCGCTCCCTTCACCTCTAACCCAACCCTAACAAGACATGACCGAGATAACCAAAGACGAATTTATCGAACGATGGAATTCCAATGACGAAGGCGGCGGAATCACTTTTGATGACGTGGCGGAGTGCGCAGTGAGGTGGGGAATATGCTCACGTCCAAAAATAAGACCACCCCATAAAGTTCTCAATATGGTACTCCGGTATTTAGGACTGCCGGAGCAACCGGAGGAAACTGATACCGAAGGAGAAACAACAACCACAAATAGTAAAACAACCACTAACCCTCAACCGCCGGAAGGTAGAAAGGAAAACAAACCTATGACACTTGCAAGAATCATCAAAGGCATACAGCCGGAACCATTCCGCCTGTTGGTACACGGAACCGAAGGAATCGGAAAATCGACCTTCGCTGCCCAATCACCCGATCCGATTTTCATTCAAACCGAAGACGGACTCGGTCAGATCGACGCTCCGAAATTTCCGCTTGCCCAATCGTTGCAAGAGGTCAAAGACAACTTGGATGCACTCTTGAACGAGCAACACGATTACAAGACGGTTGTCATCGACTCTCTTGACTGGCTTGAAAAGTTAATCGTTCCCGACGCAGTCGCAGCGGCGAAACTTGATGCGATCACAGAGGGCTATGGAAAAGGTTATGCCATGCTTGCTTCATTATTCCATGCGGTCATTGATCAACTCAATCGTTTGCGCCGTGAGCGGAAGATGAACATCATTTTCATTGCTCACACGAAGATGGAAAAGGTCGAAAATCCGTCCGGCGGTTCCTACGATCAATTCGCACCGAAGGCGGACAAACGAGTCACCGGCATTGCGAAAGAATGGGTGGACATCATCGGTTTTGCCCATCGCAAGGTTACGTCGAAAGATGAAAAAGGAAAAGCAGAGCGACCGACGGGCTTTACGAAGGAAAGCGGTTGCGACCGGTTTATCCGGTTCGATTCGACCCCTGCCATCGTTGCCAAGAATCGATATTCCGGCTTGCCGGAAAAGATGCCGCTCGACGGCGAAGCATTTTTTACCGCTCTTTGGAGCATTATTCACCATCCTAACAATGAGGAGAAATCATGAGTAATTATGAATGGTTGGGTTTTAACCCACACGAAACCGAAGCCGCCGAATCGTTCAAAGGCGGTCAGAAACCGATACCGAATGGCAAATACAAAGCCATTGTAACATCGGCAGCGCGGAAACATACCAAGTCGGGCAAAGGTTGGTTCTGGGAACTGACATTTGTGGTTGCCGAAGGGCAATACGAAGGACGCACCATTGTCCATCGTTTCAACATGGTCAATCCAAGCGAGCAAGCCGCAGAGATTGGTCGGCGGCACATGAAACGGTATCTGGATGCAATCGGCAACCATGATCCGAAAGATGAAAGCGAACTCTGCAACATCAGTGTTTGGATCGAAGTCGAGTGCCAGAAAAACGAATATACCAATCGGCAGGGTGTGCAAACCGAAGGATGGTCTAACGAGATTGTAAAAATAGATCCGTATTCCAATGCGCCGTCTCCACCGAAAGCCGCCGCAACGGGGCAATCCAGTGTACCGCCTTGGAAACGATAGCAAACTTTGAAATTGATTGTGAGGGCTTTTCAGCCAAGGCTTTACAGCCGAGGTTTTACAGCCCTCGAATCAATTCGCAACTAAACAAGGGAGGACGAAATGCTTGAAAAAGAATTGGCGGCATTGATCGAAGTGAAGATTGAAGAAGCCGTGTTGCGGTATGAAACCAAAGTCCTGCCGGTACTGTACGAACTGGACAGGATGCATGCCAGAATCGCATACAACATGATGCGACAGCGCGTTGCTGACGACATCACCGAGCAGTTTAACAACGCTTGGGATGAACTGAAACGACTCATTTTTGACATTGAAAGAAGGGAGAGCAAAGATGACCAAAAAACGGATCAACAGTAAAAAGAAGGGCAATAGAGCGGAACTCGAATTGGCAAAAATTCTGACGAAGCGTTTCGACGTGCCATTCGCAAGAGTCGGCGTATCAAGCGGAGCGAGAGTCAAGAATACAAGACTTCCCGACAATGCAGTGGAAGTCATGACAGGCGACTTGATGGTGCCCCAAGGTTTTCGATTTTCCATCGAGTGCAAAGCGGTGAACGTCAACGTTGACTTCCTCGGCGAGTCCGTACAGTTCGACAAGTGGTTACGGCAGGCAACAGATGATGCGCAGAGCATTGGGAAACTACCGATGCTCTGTTGGAAACAGAATCGAAAGGGTTGGATCGTTGCCGTTCCTGCTCGCGGTGCGTTCAAAGATTGCGGTAGTTTTCCGCATTATTACATTCGCTACGGACACGATACCGTGCAGTGGAAATGGGGCTGGATCGTCTGCCGACTCGATGTCCTGCTAGAAACAAATAAAGAACGAGAATTTTGGTTTGACAAACAAGATTAACCTTTTGAGTCAGATGACAACAGAACGAGTAACTATCGGAAACGCAACGCTTTTTTGCGGCGATTGCATCGAACTGCTCCCGGAAATCCCGAACAGCAGCGTTGATGCGATAGTGGTCGATCCTCCGTTCTTTCAGGGGTTCAACCACAACGGCTCCAAATCCGAGCGGGCGGATTTGAGTATCGGCAAACCGTTTTTCAACTTGTTCTTTGGCAACATCGAACGTGTTTGCAAAGAAGAGAGAGCGGTTTATGTATTCTGCGATTGGAGAACGAACGGCTTCTTCTTGGACATGATGAATGACTATGTTCCAGTGAGGAACACACTCGTTTGGATTAAGCACATAGGAACCGGGTCGTTCTATCAAAATTCCCATGAACTCATTTTGTTTCACTGCAATACCACGAGACGTTTGCCGTTTTCCAATGTCATTACAGGCGTGAAGTCGTTCAATGGCGGTGCGAAAGTAACCAACGGCGACAAAGTGCATCCGACACAAAAGCCGGTGGAGTTGATCGCAAAGTTTATCACCGACTCGACCCAGCAAGGCATGACGGTTCTTGATCCGATGATGGGAAGCGGAACGACGGGCGTTGCTTGCGCAAATATGGGCAGAGCGTTTATCGGAATCGAACAACAACGCAAGTATTTTGACATTGCTTGTAAGCGAATTGAAAAGGCGTATGCCGAGTACGGCAATCAATTTCTCGAAGTGCGAGAAATGGTTGAGACAAACGAACTTTTTACACGTACCATAGGCACGATACCGGGATGCCATATCAATGGCAATGAACCGCTCGAACATTGAGGAGTCAAACGAATGGGAACGAACCAAGTAAATATAGGAAACGCAACGCTCTATTGCGGAGATTGCTTCAGCGTTTTACCGAAACTAGACGTTGAATTTGATGCAGTGATCAGCGACCCACCTTTCGGGATTACTGACTGTGAGTGGGATTGCTCGATTCCACTCGACTCGTTTTGGGCAATGGTTGAATGTCAAACGAAGCAATCTGCCAATTTCGTTTTATTTGGATGCGGCAAGTTTACAGTGGACTTGGTTAACAGCAAGCGTAAATGGTATCGCTACGATTTAGTATGGGCGAAGAGTAAAAAATGCGGATTCCTCAATGCGAACTTAATGCCGATGCGAGGACACGAGTCGATCCTTGTTTTCATTCGACCGGGCTTTTTCAAGGCGGCGACCTACAATCCGCAAAAGACTCCGGGGGGGAAAGCGGGTATCAAAATTAGAAATCATCGTAGCAGCGTCTATCGGGACAAGGGGGAATATACCCATGTGTCGGATGGCACCATGCATCCGAGTAGCGTATTACCGTTTAACAGCGAATTTGGGCAGCATCCAACACAAAAGCCGCTTGCACTGATGGAGTTTTTGGTACGGTCATACACCAACGAAAAGGATATTGTGATTGACCCTTTTATGGGCAGTGGCACAACTGGCATTGCTTGTGTCAAAGCGGGCAGAACATTTATCGGGATTGAACGCAACAAAAAGTATTTTGATATTGCTTGCGAGCGAATTAGCAATTTTGTGCGGAGTAACCAATGAAAAACGATAGGAGACAATTTCATGTGCTGGACTTATTCGCGGGCATTGGTGGCGGAATACTTGGGCATCTGCTTTGCGGACACCGTATTGTCTGCGCGGTTGAACTCGATCCGTACTGTCGATCTGTTCTTGTACAGCGACAGAACGACGGACATTTGCCGACTTTCCCGATATGGGACGACGTGCGAACCTTTGACGGAGGACGATGGCGAGGCATTGTTGACGTGGTATCGGGAGGCTTCCCGTGTCAAAACATTAGCCCTGCCGGAGACCGCACCGGAATTACGGGTGAAAAATCGTCTCTCTGGTTTGACATGCTCTGCGTGGTTCGGGAGGTTCGACCGCGATTCGTCTTTGTGGAAAACTCCGCTCAACTTGTTCGGAACGGACTCGACATTGTCCTCGGCGGCTTGGACGCAAGCGGGTACGATGCACAGTGGTGTGTGCTGGGCGCGTCCGACGTCGGCGCACCGCACTACCGAAAGCGATGCTGGATTCTGGCATACGCCAACGGTCGTCCAGCGTTCACGGTCAGCGGAGGCGTGGGAAAAAAGGGGGCAGTCGCGTCGAGCCACCGGCAGAAAAACAGTTCCGCCGGGATCACTCGAAGAGCAAGTTCTGATGAGTGGCGAGACTCCTTGCTGGGACTGGAACGCCAGTCCCGTGAATCCTCGGAACGAAACAACGAGACCAATGTTTCCGACACCGAGAACGGCGGGATTATGCGGCGGGACCGGGAATTTCCTACAACTGAAACGACTGGCGGAAGTAAACGTCATCACCGAAGAGGAACGCCGGAATATGGCACAAGGGAATGGTGGAAAGTTGAACCCGGGATTCGTCGAGTGGTTGATAGGTGTTCCCATCGGCTGGAGCGACTTAAAGGTCTCGGCAATGCCCAAGTCCCGCTCTGCGCTGCCGTCGCGTGGAAAACCTTGTACGAAAGAATCAACAAAAAATAAGGAGACAATAAACATGGACAGTCCAAAGAAAAATACAACGACGTTATTGCGTTGCCCGCGTTGCAACAAGAAACCAACGAATCACACCGATCCGACAATCGGCACCATCTACGGGTGTTGCCGGTTTGCACTGCTCACCAAGTTTTCGATGTTTCAAGACGTTGCCGCCAAACGGTGGAATAAACTCGTCTTGAAGTACCGGAAAAAAATGGACAGCGCACGTCCAAAATCAAAACAATCGAACGAAGAACTTTAACCAACAGGAGACTTGAAATGAAAAAGAAACTATCAGAAATCACCGTCCCGGTAGGACGGCGTAACATTGACTACGTCAAGGTATCGGAACTCGCCGAGAGCATCAAGATCGTCGGCTTGCTCAATCCTATCACCATTGACAAAGAAGATACGCTTATTGCCGGGGCGCACAGATTTGAAGCCTGTAAGCACTTGGGCTTCGACGAAATCGAGTGTATCGTGCTGGACTGCGACGAATTGAGAATCGAACTTGCTGAAATCGACGAAAACCTGATACGGAGCGACCTAGACGCAATCAGTATGGGTGAAATGGCGAACCGCCGGGACGAAATTCTGGAAGAGTTAGGGTTGAGGGCAAAAGTCGGAGACAACCAGCATACGAGAGGTGGTGCGGTTCCCGCACCACCTCAAACAACCGCCAACATAGCGAAAGAAGCCGGTGTATCCGAGCGGGTTTTGCAAGAAAACAAGCAACTTGCCCGTGATCTTGTCCCAGAGGCAAAGGAAGTCGTCAAAGAAAAGAAAATGACAAAAAAGGACGCTCTCGCTGTATCCCGACTCGAACCGGATGAACAGCGAGAAGCCGTCAAACAGATCGAAAGCGGCGAGAGGTACAAGCCCGAAAAGCCCACCAAACGCAAGACTGTCGCCAAAGAGTCGGAACCGGAACGTGATGACGAAATTGCAGAACTGGAAGCTAGCATGGCATTGTTTTACGAAATGTGCGTCGGGAAAAAACCGGAAAAGTTCCTCAAAATCCCGATGCCGAACCACTACGCTACGGAATCAAGGATTTTCTGTGTCTGTTACGCAGATTCAAACGACGAATTGAAACGCAAGTTCAACGAAGAGACCGAAAAACTCAGCGATGCCCTCTATGACTTAACTCACCCCGAATAGTCCACCACTCATGCAACTCCGTCCCTATCAAATCGAAGCCGTCCAAGCCGTTTATGAGCATTTGCAAACGAGGAACGACAATCCCTGCGTGGTCTTGCCCACCGCCGCCGGAAAATCGCTTTGCCTCGCGCAAATCTGCTCCGATGCCGTTCTGCAATGGGGCGGTCGGGTGCTGATCCTTGCCCACGTCAAGGAACTATTGCAACAGAACGCCGACAAATTGCACCGGCTTGCCCCGAAGGTTGATTTCGGAGTCTATTCTGCCGGATTGAAGTCTCGCAAGACAAAAGAGTCGGTCATCATTGCCGGGATTCAATCGGTTCACAAAAAAGCCTGCGCCCTCGGACGTTTTGACCTTATTCTCGTGGATGAGTCTCACCTTCTACCGGAGTCCGGTGAAGGAATGTACCGGACGTTCATGAAAGAGGCGAAAATCGTCAATCCCAATGTCCGGCTCATCGGCTTCACCGCCACGCCGTACCGTTTGTCGAGCGGCATGCTTTGCAAACCGGAAAATCTGCTCAATCATATCTGCTACGAAAAGGGGATCAAGGAACTCATTCACGAAGGTTTTTTGTGCCGCATTCACACGAAAGTCCCTGCCAACAAAATCGACTGCTCGAACATCCGTGTCCGAAACGGCGAATTCCGCAGCGAAGAGGTCGCGGAACTCTTTTCGACCGAAGCCGCCGTCCAAGCCATCTGTGCCGACATTATCAACAACACTTCGAATCGCAAGAAAATACTGGTCTTTTGTGCCGATGTTGCGCAAGCACAACTTTTCCAGCAGAAAATCAACGAACTCTCCGGCGAAGATGCAGGGCTTGTTACCGGCGAGACATCGTCGCAAGAACGGGCGACACTTCTTGCCCGGTTCCAAGACAAATCACACAATCTCTACGCTCCGATCAATCCGCTCCGGTGGCTCGTCAACGTTAACGTGTTGACGACCGGCTTTGATGCTCCGGCGATTGATTGCGT